GACTGCCAAGCCATGGCAAGCAAGGTCGGTGGCATTTCGCCATCTCTGGCGCACTTGGCAGAGGCGATTAAGGTTTTGGGTCAATACCCATAACCCGCCCGTAAATCGTAGCGATTTCTTCGGATATCCAAATCACGGCATCCGGTGCCATTTCATCAACATCTTTTGGTTTCATTGGTGGGCTGGCAACCCACCCCGCAGTAATAATTGCGCGAACCACCGCACCACGATATTTTGCCAAAGGCAAGTCGGTGGCAGTTTTTACTAATTCGGCAAATTGTTCCACATGACGCTGGCGAAGTTCCACCAGCGTCATGTTTACTTCCAAGGTTTCATTGACCAATTGTATAGCCATGGCAATTGTTAGTTAACACCAATTGTCAACGCGCTGTTGCCTAACAATGACACGCTCGCCGCCACCAAACCATCATACGGCGAAGACAATTGCACGCTTGTAATAATCGCCGTGCCGGAATACTTGGTAGCGCCTACCGCAACCCCTTCGGGATTGATGATAAATGCACCCGAAGTGCCAACAACCAATTCGCTGTCAAACAATTCGGTTGTGTCATCTGCCAAAAGTTCCACCGAAGCTTCAAAACCCACCGTAGTAGTGACATAAGTTTTGGCGGTATCGGTTGCTGCCGTAATTTCTACGGTATCAATTTTATTGGTAACACTTGCGCTGCGAACATGCGTCAAAGTATCCGAGCCAAACTTAACCACCAAACCTTTTCCTGTGTATATAGCCATGGTTATTTTCTCCTAAATATATTCTGATATTAGCACATCTGTTTGTGCCCCGTAAAACACATCCCCACTTCCCTCTGGGTATTCGTAAACTCCGCGGTTGCAGGTCGCCGAAATGATTTCCGATTTTGCGTAAATATTTTGATTTGCTTGTAAAACAACTACAAGTTGGTCGCAATAACGCATCACATCGCACCATTCATCTTGCATTCGGGACAATCCGACCATTTCGATTAAGGCAATTTCCGCGACTGCGTGATTTATTTGCCCATCGGTCAGTCCCGCACTCACTCGTGACCAGTCCGAACTGCTTGACCCTCTTGCCACGCCTAACATTCTGATTGGCAGGTTGGCGGCAGGCACAATCCGTGGCAAGGCATTGACATCATAATTCGTAACCGTAACCGAATTATTTAGCTCATTCGTAAAAGTTACCGTCAAATTGCTAATGGCGGTAACTATTTGCCGTAAGTTACTCAATACCCATGCCGCCTATACGGTTGCAGGATAGACGCAATATCGGCTGGCAAACGACCGGGCAACAAAATCATGCCATCTGCCACCGATACAGGTCGGTCTAGTTCTCCACTTTGGTCGCGTTGTCTATACAGAAACGAAACCAGCCGCACGGTTACCGCCACGATGTCGTCGGGCGCAGTTTCGCTGTATGCCCACTTTCCGGTAACCTGAACCGCCCTTTCAGAGTTTCCTGCCGAAGTTTCTATCCATTGACTCGATACAGATGGCAGAATTCTCAAACCGTAGAATGGCGGTTTATTGGTCGGCATGGTTACGAAGTCGGTATTTACCACCAAGGTTGCTAAATCACCATTCACAACCGTGGTCGGGGTTGTCGCCAACTCCAAACCTTCGCTAAACAACAGCACCATTCTATTTGTATTTCTTATTGCGTCAAAATAATTTGTGGTATTTGCCGATGCCTCAAAAGTTCTGTCGCAATACTTGTCAATCATGGCTTGCGCCCTGACCACCAAAGTGCCGATGAGCGTGTCATCGGCACTTCCGGTAATTCCAAGGTAGGTTTTTACCAGCGCGGTGGTGCAGTATGCCATTATGGTTCGACGATTTTTGTTTTCGGCTTGGTTTTGCCTTTTGCTTCGTCTTCAACCAAAACACCGTACCCGCATTTCACCATGTCAGCGCCGATTGCGTCAGACAATTCTTTAATGTCTCCGTCGGTAGCTGCCCATGGCACTCCCATTTCGCTAACACCGCAAACCGCTAGGTTGAAAAGTATTTTCATCACGGTTATGCCATGGTAACAACCATCAGCGCCTCGCTCAAAACGGTCGTAAACCCAAACCGCATTCCTGTAAACAGAGCAACCTGCCCACTCGCCTGATACAGATATGGATTTCGTGACATCACCATTCCCTGCCGTTCAATCAGGATAGCGCCTGCGCTTGCATTACCAATAAAAATTGGTTTCAGTCCAGTCGTAGAAGCTGGCGCATAACCTGACACATAAACATGGTGTCCGTAAAGTTGGCTCATGCCTTGGTCGCCCTGCGGCTGTGAGTTGAAAGTAAACACGCTCGACGATGCCAATGCACGCAAAGCGCCAAGCGTACTGTTTCGCATAATCCAACAAACCTCCGAAGGAGTTGTTGTATATGGCTCGGCTAGAGTGTGGTAAAGAGAAACCAACTCTGCCGCAGTAACCGCCGTTTGACTTGCCGCTGTCACGCCGCTTGTGGCACCAACAAACAATCCTTTTGGTTGTCCACTGCCTGTTCCAGCAAGGCAATATTGGTTTTCCAGCAAACCAAAAGCACGACCGAGAGAGTTGGACAAAAATTGCTGCAGGTTGGTTTGGTCGTCATTCATGATTTCTTCGCTCATCAAAATACGATTACCAAACTTGTAAACCGAAACCACATTGCTGGTAAAGGTCGGTTCTGCGCTTACATAAGTGCCTGCTTCGGCAACAATTGCCGCCGTAACCTTGGCATTTTCCACCGGAACTTGGACTGAATCAAGGTTGGTCTGCAAAGTCATTACTCCTGACCGCCGAACAATACTTGCTTCATCGCGTTTTTCGATAATCGAATTGCGCAAACCTTCTGGCACAAGAATGCCACCTTCGGTTGAAGTGGTGATGTTCAGCGCATTGGTTTTTGTGGACGACCAATCCTGCTCGTTGCCTTTGGTGTAGTAATTCTGTTGTCCGGTTTTCAACCAATGTTTGAATGCATCACCGCCATCGTGGTCTTTGCCAAGCGATTTGACGACTGCGGTTGCCTTGGAAGGTTCGTCGGCAGGCTCATTAAATGCCTTGGTAAGTGCCGCGATTTGTGATTTCAATTCATCAATGTCTTTATCATTAGCCATGGTGTCGTTCTCCGTATTCTTTGTTGGTAGGTTTTTCGGTTCTGTAACATTCGCCGATGTTTTCGACAAAACATCCAATGGCGAACCTGACATTACCACGCTTTTTACTGATACTACATGGTTGAGTGGTTCGGCGGGGGTCGGCGTTAAACTCGCCTCTGCCATCCACCACATTTTTACCCATGAAGCCGAATTATCTTTCTGCTCTCGTTCAACAAGGTGGCTCACCGCACCACTTGACCACCCTAATTTACCCGCTTGAACCAGCTTATAAATTTGCGATTCGTAAACATCGCGCAAGTGCAATTGTGCCTCCGCCCAAATGCCAGCGTCTTGTTTTGTGAGTGTCGCCTCACCAATGACCCGTTTGCCGACCGATTTGTCTTGCCCATGGTGGTATAGGACAGGCAATTGACCGTGTTTGCCTAAATCGGTGTCGGAGGTGAAATAATCACCCTGTAAATCAGGATTATGTTTATTGGTAAACCTAATAAGGTAACCGCCAACCCTGCCACCGCCTAGTGCTTTTACGGCATCCCGCGAATGGGAAAAGTCTGCGGCAAAATCCACAAGGTCAGCTTCGTCTTGTTCGTCATCGTCATCGTCGCCTTCGTAACCGCCTTCGTCATGTTGGTTATTTAAATCGTCCTCCAACATATCTTGCGGAACGGATTTTGTAGAGGTTTTATTTACCACCATTCCCTCTTCCTCTTGCACAAATCTATCCATAGGATTGATATTTTTCTCTTTTTTCCGAAGTATTTCCAGCTCTTTTTCTTCGGGTGTCAATTCATGCACTTTTTGGTTTGAGTTATTTTCAGTCATTATGTTCACCTTTTAGTATAACCGATTTAGCGGGTTTGCGAGAAGTTTAGGTAGGATACCATGAGTTTGGTATTTAAAGGGCGCACGATGGCATTGGTGGCGGTTACAGGGCAAACCTGCTATGCAATTCCGAACCCCGCCGAAGCCAATTCTTTTCTCAATAATTCCATTGCCGAAATGCGCACAATGCCAGCGATTTTCTTTTCGATTGCCTCGGCAATTTCCTCGGCGCTTTTCCAATTCCTTGCAGCCATGACATCGCTTTGTTTGCCTCCTTTTCCATCTCCGTGAACGATTGAAGCATATTTGACCCTGTTTCTTACATGCCAAGTTTTGCCTTGATTTGAGCTTGACCCATAAGACCATTTTTTATCCAATTCCTGACTTATGCTTCGTTGTTTTTTACCAAATTGAGTGCGTTGGACACGGTAGGTTTGGTCAACTAGGTAAGTTTTGCCTTCGCTGTTTTTTTCACCAGCCTTGCCGAGTGTAATTTTGCTGGTTTTTATTTTGCCGCGTTTTGACATTGAAAAGCTGCCAACACCGCGCCGATAAAATGATTTACCGATTGTCATGTAATTGCCTGTTGACCATTTTCCGCTTGTGCCCGGTGTCGCACCCATGACAGGTGGTTGTTTTGCGGCTAGCGCCACGGTCGCCTTCGCCGTATCCAAAGAAATCTGGCGGCACCATGTATCAATCGGCAGGTTACGCAATGCCGCCGCCAAGCGTTCGGCTTGCGGCATCGTCAAACTAAAATTGCTTGCCATATTATCGGTCTACAACCTCCACGGTCACTATTACTATTTCTTTTTTAGCATACATGGGAGTTTTTTCTGTCCGCACACCTATAATTCTTACCTTGGTTCCTCTTGCCAATAATACCTCCGCCTCCTCGTGCATTGAACTGTGTTTGCCAATTACCATTCCCTTTTTAGCTACAATTTCCATCACGAATGGTTTTGCTGCACCAGTTTCTCCGGTTCGGGTAATTGCGTATTGTTGTGAACTTACAATACCAACCTCTTTTAGCACGCTAGTTGACGAAAAATTCTTGAAGGTAACCGTTTCATTTTTGTCCATAGCTTTCATCAATTTTTCCATTTGCCTGCGCGTGCCACGAATGCCACGATACAAAGTAACCGATTCGCCATTTTCGGCTAGCGGTGGCGCACCGCGAATTGCTTTATCTAATTGCCTTACGGTTTTTGCTACATCACGAGGCATATCCTGTACCATTAGCCCAACGGATAAATTTTGATTTATTTCCGCAAACGCTGTCGAGGTGTAATCCTCAATAGCTAATTCATGCAAATCGCGTTGTGCACCTGCATATAACTTGTTTTCAATATAACCCATGGCTACATCACTTATGCCAGCGGCGGTAAATGCCGACTGATTATTTTGCGCATCCTCGGCTCGCAATACTGCGCCTAATTGTGCATCAGTCAGTTCGACAAGGCTGGATGTAACCTTGCCACCACTCCACCCGATAACTTCCGATAAGGTTGCGTAATCCTCTGCCGCCGTAGGTATTTTGGGAGCTTCCAAAGCCTCCATAGCGCCATACTCTTTTTCCAATTCTGCGTCGGTAGGTTCTTTAGGTTTTTTCTTGGGTTTAGCCATGGCATTTTCTTGCTGAACCTGACCGCCGCCGCCGCCGCTTGAAAACCTTCCCAACCTATCGTGGTTGCGATTATATTTTTGAAAGGAGACGAATAATGATTTGCCAACATTCATTTGTGCCATTTGCGAAGGGGTGAAG